TACTACCTTTGATAAAGAAGAATTGTGGAAGAAATGGCTATCAAAACATGGTATGATGGAGAAAGCCTTTGAAGCAAACGTCTGGAACCCAAAGCCTAGCGGGTTATGCAAACGTCACTGCCCTATATTAGAGTGTCCACATAACGGAGCAAACTGATGCCATACAAGAACAAACCACGTCCTTACAAGAAAGAGTACGCGCAGCAGAAGAAGCGCGGCGAACACACAGACCGTATGGAACGGCAACGTGCACGGCGTAAGGTGGACAAGACTGGCGTCGATAAGAACAAGAACGGCAAGGCCGACAAGCGCGAGGGTAAGGATATCGCGCATAAGAAACCATTGTCTCGCGGTGGGACAAACAAAGATGGCTACAAGATACAGAGCCGAAAGAAAAACCGTGCAGCAGGTGGTGCCTTGAGCAGAGGCAAAAAACGTTAGTGCCGCACTAACAACGGAGATAACATGAAAATATTACGTGATAAGGCGTTACTGTTAAAGTTACGCAATCCAAAACGTGTCACTGAAACCATACCGAAGAGTAAGGAAGTAGGCACAAACGAGGTCGCTGTTAACTGGGGAGTTGACGAAGTACACACCCTGCGAAGTCTAGGGGTCAAGGCACCGTCACCCATTACCAAACGATATCAGTGGTCGGGTCGGTTCAAGCCTATGGACCACCAACGTACAACCGCTGAGTTTCTGACACTGCACCGCAAATCATTCTGCTTCAACGAGCAGGGTACAGGCAAGACCGCGTCTGCTATCTGGGCTGCTGACTTCTTAATGCAGCAGGGTCACATCCGCAGAGCGTTAGTTATCTGCCCCCTATCTATTATGGATTCGGCGTGGCGAGCAGACTTGTTTGACGTTGCCATGCACCGCACAGTGGACGTGGCACACGGAGCCAAAGAGAAGCGCAAGAAGATTATCAATTCTGGTGCAGAGTTCGTTGTGATTAACTACGATGGTGTAGAGATCGTCGAAGAGGACATCCGTAACGGCGGCTTTGATCTGATTATCGTAGACGAAGCTACACACTATAAGAATGCACAGAGCAAACGGTGGAAGTGCCTGAACAGACTGGTCACCGAGGACACTTGGCTGTGGATGATGACAGGTACACCCGCTGCGCAGTCACCTCTGGACGCGTATGGTCTAGCTAAACTTGTTAACCCGACATCAGTACCACGGTTCTTTGGCTCGTTCAGAGATCAAGTGATGCTGAAGATATCGCAGTTCAAGTGGATACCGAAGCCAACAGCAACCGAGACAGTATACAACGCACTACAACCCGCGATTCGTTTTACCAAGGAGCAGTGCCTAGACTTGCCCGAGATGACTTACGTCAAACGCGCTATCGAACTATCACGGCAGCAGAAGAAATACTATAAAGAGTTGAAGAACCGTCTGGTGATGGAAGCAGCAGGCGAAGAGGTCACCGCTACGAACGCAGCCATTGCCATGAACAAGCTACTGCAAATCAGTGCAGGGGCTGTATATACAGACGATGGGTCTACGTTGGAGTTCGACATCAAGAACCGATACAACGTACTCAAAGAAGTTATAGACGAGAGCAGTCAAAAGGTTCTGATCTTTGTACCGTTCAAGCACACTATCGACGTGTTAGTAGAGAAGCTACGCGCTGACAGTTATACCGCCGAAGTGATTCGCGGGGACGTGCCTGCGGCGAAGCGCACCGAGATATTCAAACGGTTCCAAGATACGCCTGACCCCAAGATATTGGTGATACAGCCTCAGTCGGCAGCACATGGTGTGACTTTAACCGCAGCAAATACTGTTGTATGGTGGGGTCCGACTTCCTCATTGGAGACGTACGCACAGGCAAACGCGCGTGTGCATCGCTCTGGACAACGCCACCCATGTACAGTGATCCAATTACAAGGTTCTGCTGTCGAAAAACACGTATACTCACTACTTGATAACAGAATAGACGTACACTCAAAAATTATCGATCTCTACAAAGAGATACTTGACTAAGTCATCTGATGATAGTAGAAGTTAAGTCTCAGCAAAGGAGAATGTTATGAGCAATGAAAACATCCCTGTAGAAAAGCTGACGCGCACATACATAAAAATAAGAGACAAACGTGCGGAGTTGTCGGCGAAGTTCAAAGAGGAAGATGACCTCCTCAAAGGACAACAGGATAAGATTAAGAATGCGTTACTTGAACACTGCAAGGAGCATAACGTCGAAAGTGTTCGCACATCGGAAGGTTTGTTCTACCGTAGTCTCAAGAAGCGGTTTTGGACTAGCGATTGGGAGTCCATGCATAAGTTTATCTTGGAACATGAAGTACCAGAGTTCTTAGACAAACGTCTTAATCAGTCAAACGTAAAGCAGTTCCTAGAAGAGAACCCTGACTTGTTACCACCGGGGTTGAACGTGGATGCTGAATACGCAATTTCAGTGAGGAAGAAATGACTAAAGAAACAAGTCCGTTTGTAACTATTGAGAACTTGGCACAGTACTTTCATGTGTCAGTATCTACCATCCGTGTGTGGGTGCGGCAGGGGCATATCCCCGAAGATACCTACATCGGGTTGGGCAACACCTATCGGTTCAACCGAGATAAGGTGGCAGAAGCACTTACTAAAACACAAAAAGATGAGAGTGCTTCAGAAGCAGTTACTGTGACTGCCGCAGGAACTGTAGGGTCGGCAATGGTATCGACAGAACTAGAAGATGGTCAGTTAGAATTTGATTTCGACGCTGACGAAGATGTGTAAGGAGAACACAATATGAGTGAACTTGAACTATTTAAGGGGAACAGCCTCGTAAACAGCGACCTGTTCAAATCTCTGCAAAACACGGCTGACAACCTTGCAGGGGGTAGTGGTGGCGGTGGCGGTATGCGCCGTATCAGTCTGCGTGGCGGACGTTTCCGTGAGTTGGTTAACGGTGAACAAGTTAATGTAAACAACAGCGGCTCACTTAACGTAGTAGTCTTGGACGCAGCTAAGATTTCACGTGCGTATTATGCAGGTACATACGATCCTGAGAACCCATCGGGGCCGACTTGTTGGTCTGCTGATACACAACGCCCTTCACCAGATGTGCCAGACGGACAACGCCAAGCGTCTGCATGTAAGGACTGCCCCATGAACGTACGTGGTTCTGGGCAGGGTGAGACACGCGCATGTCGCTACTCACAACGTATCGCCGTGGCGCTAGAGGGACAGTATGATAAAGTATATCAACTTAACCTAGCCGCTATGTCCGTGTTCGGTAAGCCAGTAGACGGTAAGATGCCAATGCAGGCGTATGCTAACTACTTACAGGCACACAACGCGCCACCATCCGCGGTGGTGACAGAGATGTACTTTGACGACAACAGCGATGTCCCGAAGCTATATTTCAAGGCAGCGCGTCCTTTGGAAGAGGATGAACTGCAGAAGGTGATTGAACTGCGTGAACACGATGATGTAGAACGCGCGATCACATTCACGGTGTCGCAAGCAGATGGTGTACAAGAGAAGCCATCAGCACCAAAGAAGTCTAATAACGTGTTAGAGAAGAAGGCAACGCCCGAAGTAGCGGACGATGCACCTGTGGAAGAACCAAAAAATCGTGGTAAGAAAAAAGAGGAAGCATCCTCTAATGAAGACCTTAGCGATCTAGTTGACGCTTGGGACGACGAATAATTTGGTAGCCGTGACTGTAACAGGTCACGGCATTTCTTTCATGGGCAAGAGCAATGCAAACAAAAACATTTCTGCAAAGCGTAGTGCCCCACGAAGGATGGTACTGTGTCTTTGCTTCCAACAAGGCAGGGCAACGTAAACAAAAGTTTTATGACTCCCTCAACCACGTGCTTGACGCATCACGTGACCTAAATGCAAATGGTTATGATGTATACTTTGCACTGGCTACTTTCGGCGAAGCGGGATCGCGCAAGAAAGATGACGCGATAAAACTACGCTCATTTTTTATGGACTTAGACTGTGGGCCGAGCAAAGAGTTCCCCACACAACACGCAGCAATAAAAGAACTACGCAGGTTCTGTAAAGAACTTAGCCTGCCACGACCTATCACAGTTAATTCTGGGGGTGGTGTGCATGTGTACTGGCCCTTGAGCGAGGATGTAACACCAGAAGAGTGGACGCCTGTAGCCGAGCGTCTAAAGTCGTTATGTGTTAAACACAGCTTTCCCGCTGATCCAGCAGTAACGTCAGACGTGGCACGTATCCTACGTGTGCCAGAAACCCACAACTACAAGAGTGACCCACCCAAAGAAGTTATGGTGTTCGGGTTGGAGCAAGTGCAGCCAGTAGACTTCGACAAATTTTCGGAGTTGCTTGGCGGCGGTATGATACCAGTTCCCAAGAAGTTCACGCCCATGAGCGGGAGCAACGCGGTGCTTGATGCACTGATGGGCAACCGTGAAACGTACTTCAAAGACATTATGGTGAAGACAGGGAAGGGAAAGGGATGTGCGCAGCTTGCGTATATCTACAAGAACCAGTCCACTATGTCGGAACCGATGTGGCGAGCGGGTCTGTCGATTGCGAAGCATTGTGTGGATGCAGACAAGTCAGCATTGCGCATATCGGAAGGACACCCTGAGTTCACACCAGATGATATGTACGACAAGATGGATCGGATCAAAGGGCCGTACCTGTGCTCTACGTTCGACGAATACAATCCAGATGTCTGCACCAACTGCCCACTGTGGGGCAAAATAAAGTCCCCCATATCTATCGGTGCGCGTACAAAAGAAGCGACTGAAGAAGATAACATAATCGAACTAGACCCTGTAACCCCCGATGCAGAGCCTGAGACATATGTTATACCTACATACCCACGCCCCTACTTCCGAGGAGCAAACGGCGGTGTGTATATACGTAGCGAGAACGCCGACGGCGAACCAGAAGACAAGTGTATATACCATAACGACTTATACATTGTTAGACGTGTTACTGACGGCGATCAGGACATGTTGGTATTCAGACTACACTTGCCTAAAGATGGTGTAAGGGAGTTTACTGTACCCCAGATAGCTGTCACGTCGAAGGACGAGTTTAGGAAGGCAATCGGTTCTAAAGGTGTAACTGCATGGGGAAATAACTTAGAGGCACTGATGTCATATAGTATTAGGTGGATTGAAGAGTTACAGCACAACGGTGCAGCAGACGTGGCGCACTTGCAGTTCGGATGGTCGGACGATGCAGGTAGTTCGTTTATCTTGGGTGATCGTGAGATATTCCCTGACCGAATAGATTTTAACCCTGCATCTACAGCCACAGCATTTGCTTTCCCATTCTTCACGCCGAGAGGTACGTTGGATGGATGGAAGAAGAACGCTGAGTTCTTCAACAAGAAGGGCATGGAGCTATACCAACTTGTGGTGTGCGCAGGATTCGGCAGTGTGTTGATGCGCAATTCGTTCTTGTACGGGTGTTTGCTACACTTGCACAGTAAGGACTCAGGCTTGGGTAAAACCACAGCTATGAACATGGCGATGACCCCATGGGGTGACCCAGAACAACTTGTTCTGAAAGAACGTGACTCTATAAATTCACGCATGAACCGTGCAGAGGTGTACCGCAACTTACCGTTCTGTACTGACGAGATCACAAACACACCTGCTAGACTTGCGTCTGACACAGCATACGGCATCACTGAAGGTTCGCAACGTAACCGTATGTCTGGCGGGGCAAACGTAGAGCGTACGCGTGGTGGCACGTGGCGGTTCTTGGCACTGTCCACAGGGCAGATGAGTTTGGTCGAAAAGATATCTTTGTTTAAGAATACTCCTAAAGCGGAAGCATTACGCGTTTTAGAGGCGCGAGTGGATAAGTTCTTTGACGGTACAGGCGACAAGAAGATGACCGATGCGTTCTCTCATGAAGCCAAGAAACATTACGGACATGCAGGTATAGTGTTTGTGCAGTACTACATGAACAACCGAGAAGCCGTGGAGCAGATCGAAGAAAAGGTTCGTGACCGCGTAGATCAAACATGTAAGTTGAGTTCTTCAGACCGTTTCTGGTCAGAGTACATCACGAAGTCACTAACTGCAGGTATCATAGCTAATAAACTTGGCCTATTAAGTTATGACATGAAGGCTGTGTTTAACTTTGCTGTGCAGCTTGTGAAGTACAATCAGTCTGTGGTCGAGGACATGAGCGCAACGTCTAGTCAGATACTGGCAGACTACTTCGCCGAACATAACGGCAATATACTACATATCAAAAGCACCAGTGATATGCGTGGTAAGACGCAAGACGGTCTCGAATCTTTGGTTATTCCTGAGATTAACCCACGCACCAAGTTGGTTGCACGGTATGAGACAGACACCAAGAAAGCGTTCATTATCGTCAAACCGTTTAAGAAGTGGTGCATTGAGCAGCAGATCGACTACACTGCATGTGTGAATGATCTGATAAAAGAAAAAGGCGCGGTAAAACGTAAGACAAGAATAACAAAAGGTACGAACATAAACCTACCTGCAGCAGACGTTATTGAGGTTAACTTTGAGTTAGAGACAGGAAGCGACGATGAAGGCTATACCGAGGACTGATGATCTGCACCCTGATGGGGTACGTATTGTAGTTGATTGGGAGCAGATGCCTGTGGGGTCTTCAGCGTTTATCCCTTGCTTGAACGTAGAGGAAGCTAAGAAACAAGTGGAAAAGATAGCCGCAAAGCGTGGGTGGAAGATGAAAGTTTGCCCACGTATCGAAGATGAAAGATTTGGGGTTCGCATGTGGAGGGTTTTGTGATAACATGTTCCTATGAAATCATGTTCATATTTTTATCTCCCTACACTCCCCCGCTTCGCGCGGGGGTTTCTTTTAGAATAGTTGCCACCCCTGATCCCACTCGTTACGGCTTTCTTCCAGTGCTCGACGCATGTTCGGGCTGATGGTTATACCGTTATACATAGTGGCAGATGTCTCCATGTGTTGGCGCATAGAACGTAGTAGAGATTCAAGTCCGATCCGTGCAGTTGGATGCCGCTTGTTGAAGTCACGTATCTTCTGCATCGCTTGTCTACGACCATCCGAATCACCCATGCGAGTTGCCACATAGTACTTGCGTAGCAAACGAGTGCGCGTGGCGTTCGTTGCACGGTCAATGCGTTTGGTCTGTTGGTTCATCTCTTGGTTACGTGTGTACTCCGCAGGGGCAAAGCCGATTGCCTTGGCTGCAAGCTGCCCCATAGAGATGTCATCCATGATAAAGTCACCACGGCGGGTCAGTATGCCCTCATCACGTGGGAAACGGAATACACCCTGATACGCGTTACGCACACCTCCGGGAAGCATAGCTTCGATACCACGCTCTACTTCACCATTCATGATGTCTTTAAAACCACGATTGTAGGATGAAATGACACTCCACGCAGGTCCACCAAGGTAATGGAACACGTCTTCTTCCAATGATGCATCGTGGTTGAAGCGGTTAGCCTGCAGGATAAGACCCGACAAACCAATACGGCTTGACACGTCAACACCTAGTAGCGCGGTCAGTGGTCCTTTGTAGAACCCTTCGCCGATTGCTTTGCGCACCACGGTTTCGATATCGTCCTCTTCCTCATCACGGAATAAGTCCAGAAGCTGCATGATCTCACGTGCAAGTGGCATACCGACAACCCCTGCCAACAAGAACGATGCACCTGTCACACCTGCAAACTGACGGAACGCTTGGTTACGCGCGGCTTTGTCACCTGCGTGGTGTGCGTCGATACCGTCACGTACTGTCTTGAACATTGTGTAGTACATCTGCAAGCCGTACGTCTTATACATAAGCGCGACACGCCCAAGTCCTTGTTGTCCGAAGCGTGGTGCTGTTTCTAGCACCGACCCACCGTTGGTCATCTGCGTATCGTACAAGGCTTGTTCAGCGGCTTTCTGCTGCCGATCTGCTGTTGACAGGTTAGGCTCTGCTGTCTTGAGACGCTCTAGTTCAAGCTGATACGCAGTAAGAGCGGTTACCTGACGGTTATACACCTCGACGTTGTGGAACATAAACGCAGACGCTGCCGAAACTGTATCGGCAATACTCCGCTCACGTCCTGAGCTGTCAACACCTAGATTGTCTGCAAACAACGAACGGTTAAGCTGACCACGCGCTGCCATCATCTCCATGAGTGGCTTGGCCTCGTCTAGCTGTGCACGGACCTCGTCATCTAACTCTAAGTCTTTACGGATCACATACTCGTTGTTAGCGTCCAGTTCGAAGTAGTTATCAAGGCTCGGTGTTGCACGGACTTTGATATTCTTCTCTTTACCATAAGGTGCAACCATATCGCTCTTACGGCTGAAGCCACTGCTTGTAATAAGTTTAGACGCATTCTTAATCGCGCGTCCTGTAGCTCCGTAGCCGTACTTACCTGACAGCATCGGGTACACAAACAACGGCACCTGCGACAAGTTGACGATAGCTGACGATGCGTTGAAGCCGATTGTAAAGATAAACGCCGCACGGTTCGCTGTCTGGGCTATGCCATCTGCAGGTGGGTTACGCGCAAAGTCCGCACGTTTCTGTAGCTCATCGACAATATACTTGTTCTCTTCCGTCAAGTTTGCCGCGTTGTCTTCTTCGATCTTGTCTTGCAGGTCGCGAATTTTAGCACTGTAGCGTAGCCGTTCTACTTGGCGACCAAGATCAAACGCTTTTGTTTTAAGCGCGTGGATAGCGTCTTCCTTATAACCTGCTGTGCCTTTACGCCGTTGTAGTGACTTAGCGAATGATGTTTCAGGTAGAGCCTCGACAAACAGGCGCATGATCTCAGCCTGTACATCGTCTGATACTTTGTTAGCACGTAACGTCTGTAGGGTCTGCCCTACAAATGAACTGGGCGGTGCCTTTGAGTAGTTAGCGTTGCTGATGTTAACAAATTTATCTGCTTTGATGCCTTCGTTAGACAAATCAGCAATCGCACGGTCACGCTCGGCTAGCGTCTCAAATGCCTCGACAGTGAACTCGCCGTTCGGATCATTGTAGGATAGCCAGTAGTTACCTGAACGTGTTAGCGGGAAGTATGGCTCAATCGTGCCTGTCTCGAACAAACGAGAGTACACTTCATTCTTCAGCTTCTTACGTGCAGCCTCATCAGTAATGGTTTCGTCAATCTTGCCGAAGATAACGTCACGCATCTTCTCGTACTGCTTCTTGTACGTATCGCGCATCTGCGCGTAAATTTTGTCGCCGCCAGTAGAAGACAATGCCCGCCAATCTGCCCGCATATCGCGCCACGCCTTAACTTTTTCTGGGTCGTTGCTATACGCAGACACTGGTTTGCTAGGGTCAACTTGCTCGATTGTGCTCTTATACACTACGCGGTTTAGTGTATCGACTTGATCTTTGTGCGCTTTTACCCAGTCTGACACGTTTTTGAGTGTAGCTTCTACTTCTTGGTCTGACTTGTTAACAGCACCGCGTTGCTCTTCCATCATCTTGTGCAAGTCCATTGCACCTGTGATTCCGTTGCGTTGCGCTATATCGGCTACGGACTGTGACGGTAAAAACCCAAGTACGACACGGTTTTTCTTATCGCTTTTTAGTAGTTCAATAGCTTGATCTGAGAACTTCTGCACAAAGTCTTTTGTTACAGGCTTCGCGGTTTTCTGCACATCGCCAAGCATACTTGCAACACGTTGCCCTGCCGCACGTGGGGAGATCATAAAGTACTCGCCGTTACCAATAAGCGACTGGTGCGGTGCAAGGATGTTGTCGATGATGCTCGTAGTTTGGTCCAGTGCCGATTCTACTGGCGCGGGCTTCTTACCAATCAATGTGCGTAGGAAGTTAGAGATCGCAGCCTTAAACTTAGCAAAAGGAGTAAGCGGGTCGCCCTCAACTTTAAGGCCCGCCAACATGCGTTGGAACTCTGGGTTGGTAAACGCTTCGGCGACAAACTCTTTTATGTTAGTGAACCCATATGCCGTGGGAGCGTAATCTTTTGTCTCGTCGAATATCTTTTGTATCTTGCGAGTGAGTGGGTGGCCCTTCTTCTCTAGTGTA